TGATGCCTGTGTTGATGGGCATGTTAGGTCTAGGCGCAATGAGGAGCTTTGAAAAGACTCGAAAGTAATGTTAGCAGAGGTAGCTACAGTTATATCTGTTATCAAGGGACTCAACGAAGCTGTCAGTGCCTTAAAGGAAGCAGGAGGAAATGCCTCAGGTTTTGCTGCTGTTATGGGCAGGTTTGCTAAGGCCAACGAAGCTGTTCAAGATGTAGAAAGTAAGTACGTAGGCAGGCTTTCGGTACAAGATAGTATGCAGATTCAAGTAGCTAAAAGACAGTTGGCTACATTTAATCAACAACTGAAAGATATTATGTTGATGCAGGGTCTTGCAGGTGACTACAAAGAAATCATGGACCGCGTTGAAGAAAGTAAAATAGCACATGAAAAAGAAATAGCTCGTAAGAAAAGACTACGTAGAGAAAGAATAGAGTTTGCAAAGACTCTTGGTGTTATTTTATTCGGTGCTTTTTCTGCTATGGTTTTAATTGTATCTTTTATTTGGTGGTGGCGTCATTGATTAATGAAGTATCTCCAGTATCTACATATGTTAAATGGACCAACCATAAGTCTCAGTATGTTACTGCGGTATCTGGAATTAAAACAATAGAGCTAACCTACGAAGGAACAATATATAATTATGTTAATGGTGTACTATCAGTAACTAATTTAGCCCCTAATAGACAAACATATGACTTTAAGGTGTAACTATGCCACTAAAATCTGGAAAATCTAAAAAGACTATATCAAGTAATATACGTAAACTACGTAAAGAAGGTAGGCCTCAGAAGCAAGCTGTAGCTATTGCACTTTCTAAATCAAGGGGCAGTAAACGTGGCCGATAAAAAATCTACAGTAAATAAAGCAGGTAACTACACAAAACCCGCGATGCGTAAACGTCTCTTTGAAAAGATTAAAGCAGGATCTAAAGGCGGTAAAGCTGGTCAATGGTCAGCGCGTAAGGCTCAGATGTTAGCCAAAGAATACAAAGCTAAAGGTGGAGGCTATAAATGAAAGAATCTCAGAAGTCCCTTAAGCGTTGGACTAAACAGAAGTGGCGTACACCTAGCGGTAAGAAGTCTTCTGAAACTGGTGAAGTATATGCACCCTCTGCAACCATCAGTAAGCTTAAGTCGACCCCAGCAGGAAGAAAGAAGCTTGCGGCAGCTAACAAAAAGAAACGACAGGCTACTTCTCAAGGTAAGCAGCACGCTAGACATGGACTACATAAAGGAAAGAAGCGATGAGAGAAGACTATAAAAAGGGCGGTAAGTCTAAAAAAGATCCTAGATTAGAAAGGGCAGGCGTTAGTGGTTATAACAAGCCTAAAAAGACACCTAATCATCCTACTAAGTCTCATGTTGTTGTTGCTAAAGAAGGAGATAAAGTTAAGACTATTCGCTTTGGTCAGCAGGGTGTTAGCGGTTCGCCTAAAAAGACTGGAGAATCCTCTTCGTATCGTAAAAGGCGAGAGAGTTTTAAAGCGCGACATGCCAGTAACATCAAGAAGGGTAAGATGTCAGCGGCTTACTGGGCTGATAAGGTTAAGTGGTAGTTATTTAACTCTACGTATATCCATACGCTCAGCGGCTACAACCTTTTGAGATATATCGTATACTAATTCTGCATGTTTGTTAATTATATTTACCATATACTCTACAGATTCTTCGTAGTGTTCCATCGCGGCTACGGCAGTAATGATATCTACATTGGCTCGCATAACAATCCCAAGTTTTGATTCAGGTGTAAAATATATTTCTTCACTCATGATGTAATGCCTGTAAGTTTTTCTCTAGATACTCGTGCAGATCATCAAACCTAAGATGACATTCTCTAAGTATTGTTCTTATATATGCTTGAGTGTACTGGTCCGAAAACACTGTTTTAATTTCTTCTTCTGGCAAAGCGGAAAGCTCAGTTAAGAGCCTCCCTTCTTTGTCAAACACTACCTTAAAAGAAATAATGTTACCTTCCATGATTAAATCTCACACACACCAGAGACACAAGCAAGGGTTTGCATTGCTTCAGTGTTGTCATCTTCTTCTTTTAAGTCCCAATCAAAATGCTTAGGTACATTTTTAGAAAGATTATTATATGTCTCTTTGTCTATCTTCTGGTAAGGGGCTTGCTTGTATACATGTTCGGCTTCGGGCAAGAAGCTGATGCCACTAACACTATCAAAGTTTTCCCATATCCACTGGCAGACTGAAAAGAAGTTATTATCATTATAGTAACAAGTCATTGAGGGTTTATGTTCGCACCAATGATCTTGATATATCTTCCAAAGTTTAAGCTGTTCCATAGCCCCCATATCTTCTACAGTAACTGCCTTGGTTGGCGCTTTCTGAGGAAATGAAAAGACCCAGTTAGAGTTATTCATTACATCTTCTTCGTGTGGAAAGCCAGCTTCAATCATTGCCGTAGCCAGCGGGTCTTTCTTGTCAGCACGTACAGTACGAATATAATACTCACTGAATCTAGGATGAATACCGGAAGCACTATCAGTTAACTGAGACACTGTGCCACTAGGTTTAACACAGGTGATAGCAGCAGACTGATTAATACCCAGCTTAGCTGCCCATTCTTTGTTGGTATCAATAGCTACCTGACGTAATTCATCAAGCAGTTTATCTAATCCAAAAGTAGTTCCATTAGTTAGCTTGCAGTCCATGATGCCTGTCATAGAAACACCAAGCAATGCTTCTTCTTCTGTGTTCTTTTTCCAAATATTTCTAAGGTATCGGAAGTTAGTCATTGTTGACTGTAACGTACCTAGAATAGTAGCAAGTTTAACTTTGTACTTTAATGTATCTTCTGTGTCATTAGCGCGTACAATAACTTCAGATAGGTTACAGAATTGATAAGGCCTCAAGATAATTTCAGAACAAGGATTGGTTCCAAACTTATGAGTCGAATCACGCCTTTCGTTACGTGCTGCTACCTTCTGTGCTGCTACACGGCTGAAGATTCCACGCTCGCCAGACTTAGATTCATAGAGTCTCTTCATCTCAGATGAGTAAGTATCAAAGTCAGGCTTTTCAGAATAGACTGCGCTATTGTTTGCTAAAGCTCGCTGCCCATTAGTAAGATACCATTCGCCATTCTTGGCATTAGCCATCCGGTTGTCTGTTACGTTGCTTAAACTAATAAGAGCAGACCTACGTACTCCACCTACTACAACAATGTCAGCTATTTTACAGACCAAATCGTGACACTCAAGAGACGTAAGCTTTCGCCCAGCAGCACTCTTAAACATTTCAACAGAAAAGTTGAATAGGTCAGCAAGAGGCTGCGGTCCAGAAGCTCTACCGCCAAACGTTTTTAGCCTAGCACCCGCAGGACGTACACGAGTTAAGTCACACTTAGGAATCTTTCCTGCGTACAGAAGACTAATTAACTCCCTAAAGGCACTAGCCCATCCAATCTTACTGTCGGCAACTACAATAGTTGTTTCTGTCTCGTGAAACGTGTCTGCAACAACAGGTAGCTGGTTAACGTAGTCACGCTCTACGCTGAAGCCTACGCCTGTACCGTTCAATAAAATATACATCAATTCATCAAAGGATCTAGGGCTATCAATAGGCAGATAAGAACAGTTAAATCCAGCCACGTTATCCCGTTCTAAGGCGGGGCCTGCGGTCATCATGCAGCGCATAGAAGGCATAACTTCCATGTTTAAAATAGCCGTATAAATCTCACCCTGTTCTTCAAGAGTCAGTTTGTCTTTCCAAAACTCTACATAGCGCATGACCGTTTCTTCCCAGGTTTCTCTGCGCTGTTCTTCGTCTAGGTAACGAGCGTACCTACTCTTGTGAATGTATTGTTGATACTGGTCCATATCTTTTCTCGTACTCCTCTTTTAAAAACTTCATGTTTCTTATTCTGTATTCAGAATATCTTACTACTAAAGGTTCTTTATTGAACATCTTTTCATCACAATAGTCAGCATACATTAATTGGCAAAACAATTCAAACTCAGGGTTCTGCATTTTTCATGTCCTGTTCGTCATCTAGCATTCGAAGCTGCTCGCGCTTAAGACTCTTGAAGTTCTTTTGAGACTTAGTAGGTTTGCCTTTGTGCTTCTTGTTATATTTGTTCCTACGCTCTGTCTTAGAATCGATATAATTGTTATTGTTTTTCATCACTCAGAATCTCTAGGAGCTTCTTCTCGTACCATTCTGCTTTCTTCAGGTCTTCTATCCCGTTTTTGTACGGGAACCTCCATCTGTATTTCAGACTGTTTCCTCTTAAGTACCCGATAAACTCTTCTCTTGTTAGCATGGCTTCTATTCCGTCGATGCACTCAATGTCCCCTTTGTTATAATGAGCAGGATTATTAACTGGGTCTGGCTTTTTCAATGCTTTTTTAACATCGTCTTTGGTTAGCATAAGCTTGTTCCACTCTTCGGGGTTGGCAGAGTCTATTGATTTTTTAGTTCTTTGTTTCATTCTTGTTCCTCAGGATAGTCTGGATTTTCTTCTATTCGACAGGAAGAATCTATCCAATCTTTAGGGATACTATATACGCTGTACCATCTAAAGCCGTTTGATTCTGCCCATTCAGCATGAGACCTTTTAGTACCGTCCTTTCTTCTTGTTGCCCCAGGCATCGGGGCTGAAGGGTCAGCAAATAAGAATACAAGTTCTATGGATTTAGGAAGAGCCTTCTTAACCCATACATACTTATTATGCTCTGCGTGGTCCCAAAAGCGGCCTTTAGCTTCAAGATATATAGTCTTGCGTCCAATCTTACGTATAAAATCTGGATGATATGTATGCTCAATAATATATCCAATCGTATCTGAATGGACTTCCCAATCTTTT